AGTAACTGTGTTTAGCCACCCCACACCACTGAAGGTTGTGATATTCGTAGTTGCGTTAAAGCTACCACCGCTAACAGTAGTATGATTATCCACGTGTAATAAGAAATCTGTTTCATCTTGTACTATACTTGGATCATTTTCAGTCTGCACTAACTTTATACTTTGTAAATAGTAGTCACTATCTAAAAAGAAGTACTCATCATTTATAATAAAATGATACACTAATGGGTTGTTTAGTTTCCATTTAAACCATGCAGCCTGTTGTCGTTGCTCAGATACTTGAAAATACTTATAACCAAAGACGTCATCTGAGCCAGTTTTACCTAACAGTATTATAGAGTTTTCTCTAGAGTTCGTAAGTAAATCTATATCTTTTGGTAATAGGGTAGGTACAACTTTACTAACTTCTACTATAGCTGGTTCGCCTTCTCGTCGTATGTTTGCCATTTCATTGAATCGACTAAACTTACCAGAGTTATCAACGTAAGCTATTGTAGTGCCTAGTGATATAGGTTGTATAGTTTCGTTGTAGTTAAATGTTGATATACTTCGTAACTTCGCAGTATCTGGGTTAAAAACTGTATCGTCTGATGCAAGTAAAAATTGTTGGTTTGTACTAAATACTACCAAACCTGTATTAGTTTCTATACCATCAAACAGTTCTGACGGAAATGTTGATGCAGCAGATATATCTACAGGGTCGCTAGCTGATACTGTAAGAGCTGTTTCTATAAAGAAGTCAGGTGTACCAAGCGATCCCGGCCGTGATGTTATTACGTTTTCTCCTGACAGAAGTGCTAGCCTGTTTCGGAAAAACAATACTCTGTTTATACGTTTACCATGAAAGCTAGGCAACGGATTAGTTATATCATCACCTACCTCTCTATCAGCATACGTAAACTGCTTGACAGTAAATGTCGTAGTAGCTGTACGCTGTATAACCACCGGCATGTTAGTTAGAGTTTTAGCGATACCCGGTTTTGCACATTCAGACCAAGAGCCAGAACCATCTTTGTTATTCTGACCGTCAAATCTAAGGTAGTAGTCATCTTCTTCTGCACGTAAAGCATTAGATACTTTGACTATATAGCCGTGTTTACACTGGTTAGGTAGATTCTGTACATCGTTTACAGAGGATTGAAAGGATCTCATTAGATCATCTTCTACAACTTCTAACTGAAACGGGTTAGTACTAGAGAAGTATATACCGTTACCTATGTGCTTACCAGTTATACCACTAGGTAGCGCATCAATAATGCCACCAATAATAGTATCAGCAGTAACAGCTGTATCAGCATCAAAAGGTGTAGGTTCAGGTCTAACCGCTCCATCACCATTAGATGATATTGTAGCATTGATATCAGTTTGCTCTGTTTCTGTTATTTCTATTGTATATGTAACAGGATCGTTGGGCTCACTACCACCATCAGTATTTGCACCACCGGCTGCTGAGTCTAGCAGAACTTGTACTTTATCTCCAGTCTTCCAGCCCTCTCCACCGTGTAGTAGTACAACTTCTCTATTGTAAGAGCATCTATAGTTGTCACCGTCTGGGCCATTTTCATTTGCGTTATAGTTAGGGCTAACGCCTTGTTGCCCCAAAGTATTGATTCTAAAAATTAGACTTTTAGGGGCTCCTATATTGACTCCGGAGATAGTACGATTAGAGTTACCTAAATCATTACCTCCACTGTCTTTTACAGACACTGTAGTTACGTTACTATAACTACTAGCACCTGTTACCGAAAATACCTGTGTGCCTATACCGGGGCAGTGACCTGATCCGTCACCTTCATCTAAGTTGTCAGCAGAGATTTTAATACGTGTAGCTCGTGATACTGTTGTAACCTGTGTATTACTACCGTGTAAATTGATACCATACTGCCTACCATTCTCTGTACGTAGCAGCTCTAAAAACCCAAAGTGAGCATCTGGAGTATCATCTGTAGTTCCCGTTGTCCCAATGAGAGTGTTAGCATTATCAGTATCACGACTATTAACAAAGGTGGTATCATTGATAGTAAGGAATTGTAAGTTTTCATGTGCACCTTTTTTGATATAAGTCATAGCAGTGCTTGTTATAGTACCGCTTGCAGAATCAATCAGTGTAAATGTATTTGCACCTGTACGGGTTATTGTATATGTACCATCTGTAGCAGCACCAGTAAAATCAGCTATTATAACATCACCTGTATTCATGTTGTGACCAGTAGATGTAACTGTTACTGTGGTACCTGATCTGGTATATGTAGCAGTTATATCAGTTTTTAAATAATTTTGTATAGCTGTTTGACCACCTGTACCGTAAGCTGTAGTCATCTGTTGACCATCGCTACAACGCCAGACTCTGACTTGACCATCCGAAGCTACTTGTCCGATGTAAGATCCTTCTGTCTCATCACGAAAGTAATGGAACCACGAACCACCACTCTGTACATCAGCTAGTTTGTCAGTTCCAATTCTTTTAGCACCCGGCCTTTTAAATAGACCTCGGGTTATGTCTGGTATTGCGTTTGTTACCTCTTTTACCTGACCGGGAAATTTTAGCTGATCAGGCTGTTCTGACATTCCTAGCGAGTATTGAGGTATAGTTTGTGTTATGCCTGCCATTATCTCCTTAGATTTCTAAATGGTTGATAAGTTCTGTAATGAGTTTCATCTTCAAAGCCCATCATGTTGTGATCTGCTTGATTGCACTCATACTCCATAAGAGCTGCACGAGACAAAGCCTCTTGTTGAGCTAATAACTTGACAAGCTGCGGGTTAGCAACAAGTTGTGTAGCTGCTGCTCTGGATGCTCTGTAGGTGATATAACGTCTAAATGATGTAGGTAGATCTTCAAAGTTATACAAACGTACAACATCAAGATCAAGGTCTTCTGTAAATACATCTGTGTGTGTTACTTTATCATATAGTTTACCGTTGCGACGTACTAGATCTTTACGTCTGTCAAAACGGTTGTCGTGTAAATCCATAGACAATATATCATTACCTATAGAAATGTTACCGTTTGTATCTGGACTAAACTTAACGTGTTTTTCTGTGTTAAAGTGCCACCCCTCTGCCTGCGTGTCTACGTTGGCATCACGGAGTAGGTTAAATATAATTGCCACCTCTGGATTATCAAACACTCCATCATCATTTAATGTAAGTGCTGTCAAAGGTGATTGTCCAATAGCCCCCAGTATGTTATTTACTGCGGACAGTTCTGTGTCGATGTCAATAGTTGTGGAAGCCATAAGAAAAAAGGGGAGCCGAAGCCCCCGTATAAAAAAATAAATTAACCAAATGCTGTTGGTTTTGTTGCTGTACCAGCGAATAGTTCGACGGCAGCAGCTGGGTTTAAGAAGTCTGCACCCATAGCTAGACGACCTAAGATAACGTCTCCTTGGTATACCACTGAGATGTCTCCAGATGTTGTCTGAACTTGAGGGCCGATTGCTTCTACACAAGCAGCAGCTTCCTTCTGGAAGATAAGTCCACAAGAGTTGTTGAACTTAGCCTGCTGACCGTAATCGTTTACGGTTGTGTTGTGGTCATCACCCATAGCCTCTTCTACGAAGCTACCTGTGTTTCCGGGATCTGCTATGTTAGCGTCTGTTGTACCACCTGTAGTACCATACTTAGTACCGAAGTTTCCGAAGAAAGGAATATTCATTGACTTAAAGATCTGGATTCCAGCGATCTCAATGATGCCGTTACCAGACTGCAATGCGTCTCCTCTTTCGTTACGGTTGATTAGTCCGTTACTTTCTACGTTCTGTATAAGTGCGTAGTACTGTCTTGGGTTAAGTACAGCTACTCTACCGTCACCAGATACGCCCTTCTCGTCTAGGGCAGCAGCTGCATTATAGAACGCGTCAATTAAGCCGCTAGCGGAGTAAGCGTCTGCCTTAGCAGCAGAGCCTGCACCTTTAACTTGGATCTGTGTTCCACCGGGCTCTACAAAGTTAGTCTTTGTAATTGGGTGTGCCTTACGTGCAGCTTTTGTGATAGCTCTGAAGATCTTTCTATCATACTGCTCTGCAAGAGCGTATCCGATCTTTCTAGAGATCTCACCTCTCAAGTCATAG